GACTTATGAAGATACCATAATTTATCAAGCTGGTTTTAAAGCTGGGTATCGTGCAGCAATGACACATAAAACAAATTCTTTAATTAGAATTTATCAAAGTAAATCTGAAAACATAAAACATGTTGATGTTAAAGATGAAATTGATTTTATAATAGACTCAGTTATTTCAATAATGCAAGTTAGTGAAAAAGAATTATATTCCGATTGTAGATTTAGAAAATTAGCTATATCTAGAAGTATTATAATGAACTTGCTTAGAGATATAACAGTTTTATCTTATCCAAAAATTGGAGAAGTTATGGGTGGCAAAGATCACTCAACTGTTATTCATCATGTAAGATTAAAACGTGATAGACATAGATTTTGGATTGATAATTCCGAAGCATGGGAAGTTTATAACAAAGTTTACAATGACTTTGTTGAAAAGTTTCAAGACAAAAATAGCTTGAAATAGGTAGTCATATACCGAAAGTAACCCCAGAATATTGTAAAAACCACTATATGTTGTGTTAAAAATGGTTATTTCTGGGGTTGCTCAACTTCACGTAGCATTTACAAAATGTGCGTTGTAGAGTATTGATTCGTTTATGGCTAATTATGCATTAGGAAATAAATTTCACGAACAACTTATACCGCAGTTTGTAGCTGTGCGAAAAAGCAAAGGTATATCTCAATTAGAAATGGATGAAATCCTTGGCGTTGCTAAAGGATTAGTTTCTAAATGGGAATGCGGTATTAGAAAACCAAGCGGTTGGTTATTCTGTTGTTGGGCTGATGCATTAAATTGTAAGCTAGAACTAAAGGAGAACAAATGAACGAAGAAATACAAGGTCTAACTAAAGATCCTATTTGTAATCAAGTTATTGAGTTAATTGTAAAACGTCATGTTCAAGGCATGAACAAGTTTGGGCAAACTATGGCTGCAAACGAAAGACCAATTAACGAATGGGTTGATGAAACAATTGAAGAACTTTTAGACGCAATACATTATCTAGTTAAATCTAAAACTATATTAGATAAATTTAAACAAGATAATAAAAGATTGCGTATTGCATTAAAAGCTTTTGAAGAAGGATCATTTAAAGATGGCAACAAGGAAAATCAAGCAACGACCACAAGTTGATTATTCAGCTTATCACAATGTCCAACAAGCTTGGAAAATGAAAATACTAAAATACTATCGTCAAATTGAAGATGACGTAGATAGATATGTTGAGTTTGGTAAAAGATTATTAGAAAATAAAATACCAAAAGATCAACTAGAACGATTAGATAAATTGATGAGGAAACATGAAGCGAATAAAAGAAAAGAATGGGAAGCTAGACAAAAAAATAAAGCTACACCGAATGGTCTTAAATTCCGCAAAATATACTCTTGACGGATATTATTATGATGGTAAGAATGCATATAGATTGTATATTAAAAATAGAACGTAAGTATGAAAAACTATACAGTAACAATAACATTCAATACTCATTCCGAAGATAATTTAATTAAAACACAAAAATCAAAAATTATAAAAATTCTAAAAACATTTTTTTGGAATACAAAAAACTTTAACTACGAATGGAAAGAGGTACGTAATGACAGTAGATAGAAAAACATTCATAGGTGGTTCTGACGCTACAAGAATTGTAGAAGGTGATTGGTATCAACTATGGTCTGAAAAGACTGGTGAGTCCGAACCCGCAGATCTTTCAGAAGTGTTACCAGTACAAATGGGTATTGTAACAGAAGATCTAAACTTAAAATGGTTTGAAAGGTTATATGATAAAAAAGTTACAGCTAAACAAAAGTTTATGCGTCACAAAGATTATGATTTTATTTGTGCTAATCTTGATGGTTTAGTTAAAAAAGATAACGCAGTTATTGATGCTAAACATACTAATGCATTTAGCACACCATCTAAAGTAGCAGACAAATACAATACTCAAATGCAACATTACATGATGGTTACAGATTGTGAGAAAGCATATTTATCTACATTCTTTGGTAACATGAAATATGAATTAGTTGCTATTGATAGAGATCAAGAGTTTATAAATCGTTTATTAAATGCCGAGTTATTATTCTGGCACTTTGTAGAAAACAAAAAAGCACCACCAGAATATATGGCTTTTGATAACTTTGATAAGGAGAACACAGATGACCAAATCATACCCGTACTCAGCAGGGCATAAAGAAGATGGTACATCAAAAGCTGCTGCTGAATTAATTGATGCAGGTACAAAAACCATAAGAAAACAAGTATTTGATATTATTGCAAATAAAGGAAATTATGGTGCTACTGCTGATGAAGTTGCAGATCTGTTAAATCTTAGTCAGTTTACTGTAAGACCAAGAGTAACAGAATTGTATAAGCAAGGAAAGATTACACGTGCTGGAAAGCGTAAAAACAAATCAGGTTTAAATGCATACGTGTATGTATTAAGTAAAGAACATTTAAACCAACAACTTATGGAAGGTAACAAAGTATGAATGAAGAAACTATCCAAAATGAAAATAGCAATCTAGCTATCTGGAATGAGTTTAAACATACAGATCCAAAGTTTACTAAAGCTTTTGCTAAGTTTGGTAAACAGTTAACAACTACAGATCCAATGTATCAAGTCAGAAAAATGACAGATAGATTTGGCCCAGTAGGTAACTTATGGACTTATGCTGTAAACTATACTTACACAGAAAAGTTAGTATTTGCTGAATTAAAAATTGGTTGGAGAGAATCTAAATCAGAAGCTTTCAATTGGTATGGCCCAGTAAGTACAGTTAATCCATTATATCAAAAAGATAGATTGGATGATGAGGCACCAAAGAAAGCTATGACAGATGCTATGACCAAAGCGTTTTCGCATTTAGGAATGGCAGCAGATGTATTTATGGGCATGTTTGATAACGTCAAATATGTAGAAGCCATGAAAGAAAAATTTTCTGGCAAAGTAAAACATACTGTAATTAAACCAGAAACAAAGGAGAAACCTGATGTTAAATAAAGTAATGTTAATTGGTAATCTTGGAGATAATCCAGATATCAAAATGACTAAAAACAATGATAAATTTGCAAAGTTATCTTTAGCTACAAACAAAAAAGTTAAAGATGAAGAAAAAACAACTTGGCATACTATTACTGTTTGGGATCCACGTTTAGCAGAAAACTTAGAAAAGTACACAAAAGTAGGATCTAAGTTGTATGTTGAAGGTGAGATTGAAGTTAGACAATATACAAATTCTGAAGGCAAAAAAGTATATGCAAGGGATGTAGTTGTTCCTAGATATACTGGTGTTATCAGAATGTTAGATCCTAAACCTTCTTCTAAACCAGCAGCACCTAAACAATCTGATGGTAACGAAGAATATTCGGATCAGTTTTAGAGTTTATATTGAGTCGCCTCTCAGTATAATTAGACTGCCAACACAGTCTATGTGAAAAGGCAACTAACATTGATTGTTGGTTAGTTAGCAGCAAAGCGGGGTAGTGAGTACACGTCATTCATTTGGCATACATTTACTACCCTTTGCTAACAGATTGTGATCTTGCTTTATATTCCAAATGATCATAGCTTTAAGCTATGAAGATTATAGATTTAAAAAAAGATCTTGAAACATTATCAGAAAAGAATTGTGTAGAAGCTACACAAGATGCAATTGATTTTGCATTATATGAATTATTAGGAAAAAACACACCATTAGAATCCATTGTTGGATTGTCATCAGCTATTATAAATGTATCAGATTCATATGTTGCAAATAAGCAACACGTTGTAAACATACTAGAAAACGTAATAGCACAACTTCAAGTAGATAATTTAAGAAATAGCGGTAATAAGCTAAATTAATACCATTTAAGCTTATACTTTTTATAAGGGTACTTACCCCTAGGCCGAGGCCGTTTTGTTAATTCTGGGGCTTCTGAGATCGTTTTTTGAGGCATATATTTGCTGGGATTAGCTAAATACTCATCCCAACAGGGTTCTTTACATAAATGAGTTTTAGCAGCAGTAACTATCCAATACCCTTCATTAGAATAATGATTTCTATCACAGACTATACAAACACCACAAAGAAATATTCTTTCTTTTTTAGACCCTGCCTTGACCACGATAAGTTTTTTTATCAGACTTAGAATGTCTGCCTTTTCTTTTAATTCTTTTTCTTTCTAATGGAACAAAGTCTTTTACTTTTCTAGCCATTATTTTTTACGTAAAACAAATATTAAAATAATAGTTAAAAATAACCAATACCAAAAACAATATCCAAAAGCTTTTATAAAAAAATTAGGATCTGCATATTTTAAAATAAAAGATGTTAATTGATCATTCATTATTTATTTTCTATAATTTGTAGTTTGTATCTCAACTCAAATATAGTTTCTTGTTGAGAAGTTATTTGATTTTGTAAACGTTCAACTTTATTTAAATCACCCAATATGTTTTGTTGTTGAGTGTCTATCTTTGATCCCCACCATATCAAAGCTCCCATCTGTACAATTACAGCAATCACCAAACCTATTGTATTAGAATTAACTTCAATCTTCATTTCTTAAAATATTTTTTTTAACTCTTGGTCTAGATTGTCTTTGTTTGTATGAATATACAGACAAAGCTTTCTTGCCAGTTAACTTTAATTTTTCTTCTATAATTTTTTTAAAATCTTTTGAATCCATTAATGTTTCTTTTTTCTAGCATATAGTTTACGCCATAGTTTATTTTCTAAACGACTAACTACTTTAAGTAAGTATCTAAGAAATAAATAATACATTATTTCTTCCTCATAATATCAGCACCTTTAATACCATAAATAGCACCAACTACTGACACAAATAAAATTTGGAACCATAGCGGAAGCTTTCCAAAGTAATCAAAAAACAAATCTATTTTATTTTTAATATCTGGATCATCTGAAAATACAGACCATATTAATAATAACACGGGAGCAGAAACAAGTAAAAGTACAAATTCGTCTTTCCACGATTGCTGTTGATCTGATTTAATTACTTGTTGTAAAGCAACTTCGCCTTTAGCCATCTTTTCAGCATGTAAGCGTTCAGCATCAGCCATCAACATTTTAGTTTGTTGGCGTTGTTTAAAGATATGAGAACCAGCTTTAAAAGCTAGTTGAGCCGCTTGTAACCACATTTAGTAACTCCACATATTAGGTCTTACTTCATATTTCTCACCTTGTGCTGCTGTAAGATAATCAATATGAGTAAAACTTTTAGCAATACCAATGCCTTTAGCAGAGTAATTAGCTAAAAAGAAACGCACTAAATCATATTGTGATTTAGTATTAGTAGATATATCAACTGCAAAACCAGTTGTATGTGGGCCATCATGACCTGTGCTAGATACAGAAGCATTATGTTCTGGACATCTATATGCTGAAGTTATTGTAACTGCACCATAGTCATTTCTGTAATGTTGTAATGCGTCTAATAAATGGGTAGAAAAAAGTAATTTATTACAACCACATTTGCATTTAAGTTCATCAACTGAAAAGTTGGGCCATCTATTTGTGTCAAAATTATTTTCATCAATTATCATATTCTCTCTCTAATCTATCCATAGAAATAAATTTAGACTCTTGTATATGGTTCTCCCATATACCGAGTTCTACTATACCCCATGACCAACCTGTCATATTAAGTTTAGCATATTCTTCTACGTGTCCATTAGGTAATGCACATCCTACATTAAGTACACGCACAAATTTCTTATCACCTATTTTGGGTGCTTTCCAATCCCGAAATTTATGAGTATGTCCAAACACAATATCATGACATGTATCATTAGCTATTTGTACTTCAGCATTTTTACCACCATATTCTTTACCCATTATATTTAATGGACAATGTGTAAATGCAACACCAGCTACAAATTTAAAATCACCATACTCTGACCAAGTCCAACCATAATCTTTATAACATTCATATAATTCTTTTTTCATCATACCTTGTATTTCAGGACAATTTTCTTCAAACTTATGTACACGTTTTTCGTGATTACCCATAGTAATATGTTTTGGTACTTTGTAATTACCTATAGCTTTATCAAGAAGTTTAAATGCATACCGCATTGATTCTACATCAATCATATATGCATCTTTAAGCTTACCAGCTATAGATGAGTTTTTTTGAAAATAAGATAAACTATCAAATGAAGCAAAGTCACCAATATGTATTACATAATCTGGTTTAGTATCACGTATGTATTTACCTATCCAAGTAAATCTATTTTGTTTTATATGAGGAGAGTCATGGGTATCACCAATAACCAACACTTTGTGGCCTTTAAATTTCATAAATTTTCTATTTCAATACAGGTAAATGTTATAAATAATTTTTTTTCATTGGCAGGTTTATCAGGCAAAGCTAAAGACATTCTTACACCTGTTTGATATCCTGCAACAACACACTCTTTATGAGTTTCAAAAGCTACAGGATATCTAGTAGATTCTAAACAAGAATTAGTAATTACACTACATAGTTCTAATAATAGAATGTATTTAAACATATAAAACCCATAAGCGAATTTTATATGTTTGTCTAGTTATTGATCTTTTTTAATATTATTAAATAGATCGTTGTAAAAATCTTTCCAGAAATTTACAATTTTTTCATTTAACTCAACAGTATTTTTTTTTACTTTGTTGTAGTTTAAAGGATCAAAGTTTTCTAACCAATTATTCCACATATTTATCTCCTATTTGTTTTTAAAAACTATATATGTTGCGTTGCAAGAAAGATCAAGTGTTAGTTAGAATATATTTAATAAGTACAAAAAACTCAGCAAACAATGTCATACCTACAAATGCAAGGATCTTTAAAGTCCAGTTAATCTTCATATCTAAATGATGAAGATGATTGGTCTTTAATATTCTAATCTCCTGTTTTATAAGCGCTACATCTTTATCCAATTTTATAATCTTATTTTCAAAAGTTTTA